CAGCAATTTCGCGATGAGTCTGATATCAACAATATTGTTGATCGTTTTATGAAGACTGGTCATTTACCTGATCCAGTTTCTATGCCCCAGTATGTTGATTACGAGGGCATTTTTGATTTTCAGTCTGCTATGAACGTAGTTCGTCAGGCTGATGAGAACTTTATGCGTATGGACGCTAAAGTTCGTTCTAGATTCCATAATTCCCCACAGGAATTTTTGGAGTTTTTCGCTGATCCAGCGAATTATGAGGAGGCGGTTCGCCTTGGTTTGGCAGTGCCACAACCTAAGGAGAGTCCTCCTGTCGATGCAGCTCCTGCTGTGTAATCGCTGATAGGTACAGTTCACTACTTGATGTAACTGTACCTATTGACACCTTTTTGTTTTTCTGTTCTACTGGAGTAACTATGAAACCTCTTCATCGCACTAATGCCAATAAGCACAAGTCTGCTTCTTCTTTCAAGCGTAACATTTCAACGACCAAGTTGATTAACATCACCGCAGGCCCTATGCGCGGTGGTATTCGTTTGTGAGCTTAGGTGTGTACAGCTCTTTGGACACATCCTACACACGGTCCCACGAAGTGTGGCCAGTGTATCGAGTGCCGTTTAGCTTATTCGAGAGAATGGGCTATTCGTATAACCCACGAGCAACAGATGCACAAGGTGTCTTGTATGCTGAACCTCACGTATAACGATGATTGGTTACCTGAACATGGTCAACTTTTTAAAGATGACTTACAACGTTTTTTTAAACGTTTGCGTAAAGCGGGTATCAAGTTTCGCTATGTGGCTTCGGGTGAATATGGAGATATCTCACGAAGACCTCATTTCCATATTGCACTTTTTGGTTGTGATTTTTCTGACGATCGTCGTCGTTTCGGGTCTTCTAATGGTGATCACACATTCACTTCTGCCATGATTTCTAAGCTTTGGCCTAAGGGTAATCATTTGATTGGAACTCTCAATTTTGAGAGTGCTGCATACATTGCCCGATATATCTTGAAGAAGATTAAGGGCTTGCAAAAGCCTAAGCCATTGTTTGTTGACGATGTAACTGGTGAGGTTGTTTTGCCTAATCCTGAATTTTTAGTTATGTCCAAGGGAATTGGACGTTCTTGGTTCAGAGATTATTTTTTTACTGATGTTTTTCCACATGCGTCAGTAATTACTGCTCAGGGGACAAAGGCCCCTGTTCCTCGATTTTATAAAACTTTGTTAAAGGAGGTTGGTTCCGATTTAGCATTGGATATGCAGTATAGGTCTTCGGTTCGTGCCGAAATGGACCTTGAGCGTAAAGCTTATGAGGACTTGCCAGTCCGTAAAGCTTCGCGTTCTCTCGTTAGCTCTTCTAGAGCTTCTCTTTCAAAACGTATAATTTAAAGGTCATATTATGATTTTGTTTGTTGTTTCTGTTAAAGATCGCGCAGCCGATGTTTTTAACCGTCCTTTTTTTGTTCCACATCGTAATGTTGCTATTCGTGATTTTACTGATGAAGTAAATCGTGTTGCTGGTGATAACCAGTTGAATAAGCATCCTGACGATTTTGATTTGTATTTGCTTGGTGAGTTCGACGATTCTAAGGGTTCATTTATTAATAATGATCCTCAAGTTTTGGTTCGTGCTAAAGACGTTTTGCAGTCGTCATGACCCTTGTGGCCCTTCGGGGCCACTTTTTTTTAATTTTTTTGGAGTATTTATGTTTCACAATAAATCGGTTGATGCACATAATTTTGCAATGGTGCCCCGTGCTGACATCCCCCGCTCTAGATTTTCTATGCAGAAAACTCTTAAAACTACTTTTGACAGTGGTTTGATTGTTCCTATTATGTGTGAGGAAGTTTTGCCTGGAGATACTTTTAATGTTAATGTCACCATGTTCGGACGTTTGGCTACACCAATTTTTCCGGTTATGGATAATCTCCATTTGGACTCGTTCTTCTTCTTTGTTCCTAATCGTTTGGTTTGGACGAATTGGGTTAAATTTATGGGGGAGCAGGACAACCCTGCCGATTCTATTTCTTACACTATCCCTCAACAAGTATCCCCAGCTGGTGGATACGCTATCGGGTCCCTACAGGACTACCTTGGTTTACCGACTGTTGGTCAAGTTACCGCTGGTGCTACGGTTTCACATTCGGCGCTACCTACCCGTGCCTACAATTTGATTTATAATCAATGGTTTAGAGATGAGAATTTACAAAATTCTCGAACTGTTGATAAAGGTGATGGTCCTGATGCCACACCTGCTACTACTTATGCTATTTTGCGTCGTGGTAAGCGACATGATTATTTCACTTCTTCTTTGCCTTGGCCTCAAAAGGGTGGTACTGCTGTAACTTTACCATTAGGTACTTCTGCACCTGTTCGTACTTCTTCTACTGCTATTGTTACTGGTGCGCAGTCACCTATGACTATGCGTTATGTTACTGGTTTAGCTCCCGCTGCATCTCGTGCTATGGGTGTTGGCGTTACTATTGGTAACGTTGTTGAAAGTACAACTGCTATTTCTGGTTCTGGTTCAGAGTTTTATCCTAATAATTTGTATGCTGATTTGAGTACTGCTACTGCCGCTACTATTAATCAATTAAGACAGTCATTTCAGATTCAAAAGCTTTTAGAACGTGATGCTCGTGGTGGTACTCGGTATACCGAGATTTTGCGTAGTCATTTTGGTGTTACTTCTCCTGACGCTCGTTTACAGCGTCCTGAATATTTAGGCGGTGGGTCGACACCTATTAATATTTCACCTATTGCTCAGACAAGTGGTACTGGCCAGACTGGACAGACTACTCCGTTAGGTAACTTGGCTGCTATGGGTACTTACTTGGCTAATGGTCATGGTTTTACACAGTCTTTTGTTGAGCATGGTTATGTTATTGGTGTTGTTTCTGTTCGTGCTGATTTGACTTATCAACAAGGTTTGCGCCGTCATTGGAGTCGTTCGACTCGGTATGATTTTTATTTTCCTGCTTTTGCTATGCTTGGTGAACAAGCTATATTGAATAAGGAAATTTATGTTACTGGGGGTGCTAGTGATTCCAACGTGTTCGGATACCAAGAGCGTTGGGCCGAGTATCGGTACAACCCTAGCGAGATTACTGGTTTGTTTAGGTCTACTGCTGCTGGTACCATTGATCCTTGGCATTATGCTCAAAAGTTTACAAGTCTTCCCACGTTGAATTCAACGTTTATACAGGATACTCCTCCTTTGGCTCGTAATTTGGCGGTAGGTGCAAATGCTAATGGTCAGCAGCTTCTTTTGGATGCTTTTTATAATATTCATGCTGCACGTCCATTGCCAATGTATTCTGTTCCTGGCTTGATTGATCATTTTTGATGTTAGGCGACGTTTTATCTGGTTTATTTGGTTTTCTTGGTCAGCAAGAAACCAATGCTACGAATCGGCAGCTTGCTGCCGAGAATACCGCTTTTCAAGAGCGTATGAGTAATACTGCTTATCAACGTCAAGTTGCTGATATGCAAGCTGCCGGTTTGAATCCTATGCTTGCCTATATGAAAGGTGGTGGTGCTTCTACTCCAGTTGGTTCTGTTGCTCAAGTTTCAAGTCCTATCAGTGCCGGTTCTTCTGCTTATGAGTCATCCGCTAGATCACGTAAGATACAGGCAGAAGTTCCTCAAGTTGAGGCTCAGACACAAACTGAACGTAATCGTTCTTTGAATGTTGCTGCTGATACTTGGTTGAAGCAAGCCCAGACTGGGCTTGCTACATCTTCTGCTGCTGTTAATGCTCACGTTATACCCAAGTTAGAAGCTGAGGCTGCTAAGATTGCTAAAGAGACCCGCAATCTTGATTCTGTTGAGCAAAAGCTTAAGGGTGAGATAGCTAATTTGCCTTTTGAACAAGGCCGTTTGATTGCTGTTGCTGCTGAGTTAACTGCACGTTTGCCTTTGATTGAGTCTCAAGCTTCTACAGAAGTTGAGCGTTCTAATCAAATGATGTGGTTAGCTGGTAAGACTATGCGTGAGTCTGATTTGCTTAAGTATGATCTTGAAGCTATTGACAAAGCCGATAATTTAGGTCGGCGTTTTGGTCAGTATAAGCCTGCTTTGGATACTATTTTGTCTTTTATTGCTATGTTACGACGTTAAGGAGTTTTTTTATGAAGTTTATTTCTGCTTATGATGATTTTGGTCCCATGTCTGATAAGACTGGGCTTAAGTGTTTGGATTCGTCTTTAACTCAACAGCAGTTTAAAGAGGAAGCCGATATTAATACGATTGTTGATCGGTTTATGAAGACTGGCCATCTTCCTGATCCAGTCTCTATGCCTCAGTACGTTGACTATGAGGGCATTTTTGACTTTCAGTCTGCTATGAACGTAGTTCGCCAGGCTGATGAGAACTTTATGCGTATGGACGCAAAAGTGCGTGCAAGATTCCATAATTCTCCTCAAGAATTTTTGGAGTTTTTTGCCAATCCTGACAACGTGGATGAGGCGGTGCGCCTTGGTTTGGCTGTTCCTCATGCTAAGCCTAAGGATGAGTCCTCGCCTGTTGTGG